CGGTCCGACAACTCGTCCACGAACTCGTGCCAGTTCGCCGAATCGACGATAGTCGACTTTTTACTCCGCCTTTGAGCGCGAGTTAAGACGTTGGGCAAGGCGATCACGGAGACCTTCGATGTTGATGTTCGAGTCAAGCTGGCCCGACACGTTCATATTGACGTCTTTCGAGCGGAATTTCGCGTCGTACCCCATGAGGGTGAACTGGAGCAGTGAATCGCTGAACTTTTTCACAGTGTCGCCCGTTTTGACGCCTTGATGCACGATCGGCTCGTCGTGTCCCACCACTGAGCGACGATAAGCTTCGGCACGCATGGTATCGACCATTTCTTCCTGAATGCTGTCCATGATGCCGTCGAACAGCTTGTGGTCACCGCGCCAGCCAATCAGCGTTTGCCGGTGGATACCCGCCGTGTTATACGCATGACGCAGAGAGAAACGCGATTCAGGTGGACCATCACGGAATTCGGCGATGATGACCAGCATTTTGTATGCTTTGGTCTCTTCAAGCAAAGCCAGATCGCCAGTCGCTTTGAGCGTGGGGTCGTTGCACTCTTTCGTGTGCGCCATGTGACTGGCCGAGTTTGGTGGATGCCGCACGCGGTCACGGACGATAGCGTCCAGCAGTGTTTGCACAGAGATCCCAGCACGACGCTCGTATTCGGCGATCGTCTCGGGTCCAATGTCTTTCAGCAGTTTAACGTCATCAAAGAAGGCCATGGAGCGAATTAAAACACAGAGGCCGCGCGGCACACAATACCCGGCGTTGTCTACAGCTGAGTTATAAAGCTGAGGTTCAGCATAACACGGAGTTATAACGCTTTCATGCGCGCACGTGAGAAGCCCTAAGAGAAGCCCTGAGTGGTGGTGGAGGAATATTCGGCGTCTGAAGACCCCCGTTTGTTCCATAATGATGGAACGGTGATGGAACGCACCACAGTCTCACAAGCCCCGTCCGACGCGGGTTTCGAGACACACAGCCCGTGTACCATTGTTCCATCTGATACCCCCCGCCTCGAACCATGCCGTTGACAAGGCAGTACCCCCGCGTGCGCATGTAACAATGGAACACCGGGTCTTTTTTCGAATGGGAGGAGCGTTCCATTGTGCGTTCCATCTTGCTGGAACGGTGGAACGTGTCTTTTCTTGTTCCACCAGCGTCGGGAGGTCCGACACGAGTACAGCGCATTGCACGCCGTGGACGAATTAAACCACGAGTTCGCGCAGTGCCACAAGTACGTCCTCGGTGCTACAGCCCCGTCGATCGAGTCGCACGCCGCGCGAACGCCACTCGGCTTGAGTCCAGTCGCTGGTGGCCAGCTCCGCCGCGTTGAACACGAAGACTTCGTCGTCGACTTGGACCACGAGCCACGTGTTGCCGCCGCACGTTCGGTGCCGGATCGCCCAGTAGCGTTGGCCGTTGGTCCAGTGCGGGAGCTTGACGGTGGTGGTGGCTTTCGCGGGGAAAGCGTCGAGGCATTTCAGTTCGATCCAGCCGGTGAGCGGGCGGTCGTCGGTGGCGGGTTGGGCCTTTGCGCTGAAGTACAGGTCCGGGGTATCTTTTTTCACCCGGTTCTCGACACGCTCCAGCAGTGCCCAGTGGCCCACCTTGCGGACCAGCCAGTCGTAGAGCTTCTGCTCAGGCAGTCGCACAGTCGCTCCGATACCTCTCCGAGGCCTTCCTTGGGGTCTTCCTTGCGCTGGAGGGTATAGTACCGGTATGGTAATAGCTTAGCATATCTCAAGCGTCTTCCGTGGGCTTCGGTGGGTGGTCGTCGCTCTCATTTCGCAGATCCTGCCGCAGTTCGTGGATCGCCCACAACAGCGTGCCCACCCCGAGAGCGAGGAAGGCAAGCAGTGCGTAGATGAGGTCGGCCATGGGGCCGATTGTACCTTATGCGGCCTTCGCACGCAAGGCCTTGCGCAGTGCGTTCAGCAGTCGCATCGTCGCGACGCCGTTGTTCGGGGCGTCCAGAAGGATCGCCGGATCGATGCCGTACTCGTTGCACAGGGCGACGCGCAAGACGGGGAAGGGGCACTGGGCCACCAGCCGCTGGGCTAGATCCGGTTCCCGAGGGGTAGCCGGGGCCTTCCTTGGGGTCTCGGGGACGCTCGCCACCCGGGGTTGGGCCTTAGGTACCGGGGCGGGTCTCGGTGCCACGGGAAGCCTTCCGGTGGCCTTGCCGCCGACGATTACGACGCCCGACTCGGTCGTGTATTTCGTGCCGTTGGCGCGGGCGTACTCGCCCTTTGCCCACCAAGGCACGTAGTTGGGGTCTGCCACGGGACGGGGAGAGTGCTCGTTAAGTGGTGCGAAGTCGATCATTGGTTCACCGCCTCTCCGATTTCTTCGGCGGCCGTGTCGAGGTCGTCGATCGCGGACTCGAGCGAATCGTTGGCCGACTCGAACGCTTGGGCGATCTCTTCGATGCGCTGGCCGTTGTCGGACGCTTGCAGACCTTCGGGCATGTTGTCGAAGCAGTCTTGCTCCTCGGTCGCGAGGTCTTTCAGGTTGTCCATCGCGAAGCGCAGGGCTTCGATCGCGGTACGGACGGCGAGCAGTTCGGCTTCTACTTTGGCGCGGCGTTGCTTGTTCATGGTGTTGTCCTCTATCTGTTGGTTGAAAAGGTTCTATTATAACACAGGTGCCATACCTTTGTCAATACCCCAGCTTCCGTTGGGAGAACTGCACCCAGCATTTCGCACACAGCCACCGGCCGGGACGGGTTTGGACCCCGCCGTCGGCCAGCCGGTGGGCTTGGCATTTCGCGCAGAACTGCATCACGCCGTCACCCCCGGAGGTTCTCGTCGATCCAGCGGTCCAAGGCGCGGAAAGCCAGCCAGCGATCGACGTGCTGGCCTTCTTTCACCGGATCGAACCACGCATCCACCTTGCCGCCGTCGATTTCGGCGCGGAAGGCGATGCGCTGGCCGTCCAGTAGCATTTCACCCGTGAGGGTGGCCGAGTGTAAGCGCACCCGGACTTCCTTTTTAGAATCCTGCATTGAGTGCCTCCTTGAGTGCTTTGCGAATCATGTTTCCGAGGTTCATGCGTTGCATGCCGGGGTTCAGGTGAGCGAAGCGGTCGCGCAGACCAGCTTGGGAGATGCCGGTGGAGCTTGCCGCTGTCGAGTAGACCGCGTCGAGGGTCAGCTTGCGCAGAGCCAGTGCCACGTCGTCGCCTTTGTCGATCGAACGCTTCTTGGAGCCGTCGGCCAACTCGGTGGTGTACGCGGTGTACTGGGGCAAGTAGAGCGGATCGACTTTGCCGTTTTTGCGCTCGTTGATGTCCATCTTGACGCGGGCAGACGCTTTGGCCTTTTCGATCACGAGTTCGGCGGTCACGGGTGTGGCCTTGGTGATCTCAGTGTGGCCAGTCAATTCGCCGTTGCGGACCTTGAGGGTCGCGGTTTGGCCAATGGCGCGGATTGTGGTCCAGCCGCCGTTCACGGAGACGATTTCGACTTGGGTCTTAGTAGCTGTGCGTGTTGCGATTTTCATGGTAGTGTCCTCTATAAGATTATGGGGTTGTTGATCTCCGGATCTTTTTATCGATCCAGAAACTGAATTATAACACGGGGGCAATAGGTTTGTCAAGTACCCCCTCAAATGACCCTACTGGCGATAGGGTCATTCGGCCTTTCCCGAGGGATCGAGTAGGGTGTCGACGTACTCTTGCACCCCGTCGGTCCACTCAGCGCGAGACCAGTAGACCACGTAGCCTTTGCCCATGTTGTCCACGGTCGCGCCCTCTTTAGGCAGTCCGTCCATGTCGGACCCCTCGTCCACGACACAGGCGACGCAGTCCTGCCCGTACATGAAGCGGCCGGAGTAAGCGAAAGGGACCAGCTCCCGGTTGACGATCGCGTCGATCAAGTCCATGGTGGTGTTCAGTATCATCATGCGTAGGCTCCTTTTTTCTTCAGTACCATTTGGCGGTCGCGGATGGCGTCGATTTCGCACCACAGCTTCCGGGCGTATTCGGGGTCAGTCGTCTCGCCCACGGCGAGCATTGCGTCGTAGCAGTCGCGCAGAGCGCGGTCGCACATATGGGCGTCGTACTCGGCGAACTTGCGACGGAAGACCGCCGCGAGGTCAGTGTAGGAGATCGTCCGGTTCATTACTTCACCTCCGCGCCAGCGGACATTTTACCGTCCATGATGTCGAACAGGATCGCCTTTGCGCGGTTCAGGTACTGGCGGGCGGTCTCGGTTTGGCCCATGGCCATCAGCTCTTGGGCGTCGGACATCAAGCCCGCGACGACCATGTTGCCGCCGGTGAAGCGGTAGGTGATTGAGCGGCGTACGGACGCTTTGTACGCCTCGATGTCGCAACCGTACATGGATTGCTCGACGCTGGTAGTGGTAGTCTGCATTGTGTTGTCCTCTATGTGTTGTTGAAAAGGTTATATTATAACACAGGTGCTACAGTCTGTCAAGTACCCCTTGCCGCTAGGTAGATCTTTTCGAGCATGCCCACCAGCACAGCCACGCTCCCGTTGCAGTAGTGGAGCTTCGGGGCTTTGCGGTATTTGTCCTGCACGGCGTGCGAGATGAACTTGGTCATCAGTACCGTGTGCGCTCGTAGGATCTTCGGCCGGTGCACGGCGTCTTCGGCGGTGAAGAAGTACAGGTCCAGCTTGTCGGCCAGCAGATTGCTCACGTAGTGCGCTTGGGCGGGGATGAGTCCGATCACTAGCACGCCGGGTTTGGCGTAGCCAGTCGGGTGCGGGATTGGCTGGGGATCGTGCTTCGGCAGTGGCTCGGGCGGTGGGGTGTCCACCATCTTGAGCTGGACCCGGGCCGCCACGGACTCGGCGACGACGTCCAGTAGTAGCTCGAGTATATCGACGAGCCTTCCCTTGGGGGTCTCCTTGGGTTCAGGCGCGGGGGTCGGGGCTAGTATAGGGGCTGGTATTCCGATCGCCTCCGGGGGCTTCTTCCTCAGCTTCTCCATGGCCTTTTCGCGAGCGGCCTCGATGCGGTCTTTGTGATTAAACACGCGCTGGTCAGTAACGACGATCCAGCGGTGGGATTTGAGTACGGACTGCGCTTCACGTAGTGCATCTTTGCGAGAGATGTCAGGGCGAAGACGAAAGACTTCCTCCATGCGAGCGAAGACTGCGCCTTTTTCGATTACGGACCAGACTATACGTGTCATATTTTCCTCTATGTGTTTAAAAAGAGGGGGCCGAAGCCCCCTTTAAGATCTCATGGCAACTGCGGGGAACCATGGACACCACGATTATACCATGGCCATCGCCTGTGTCAAGGCGTCGCGTTTCAGACGAGCACCGGCACCGAACCAAGCCGACTGCAAGCGAGTGTCGCGGGATGCGGCCTTGCGCTCGTGATCGGCGAAGCGGGTGACGGCGTTCAAGAGTCCCCACGCTGTGCCTTGGGCGGTCTTGGCTCGCTGGCCCACGCCGTCGAGGTAAATCTTCGTCACCAGCTCGATCATCGGACGCTTGGCTTCGACGTCGATCGACTCGGCTTCGTCGCCGTAGAACACGTCGAGGAAGTAACGTGCCGCCTCTTCTTTCGACACCTTGCGCTTGGACAGCGAGGTAGCACTGGTCTTGAACTGGCTCCAAGTGTCCGCGCACAGGCCGAGTTCTGCCTTGAACTTGTCGGCGTTGAACTGGGTGCTGTGTGGCACGCGGATTTGGCCGGTCTTGTTCGCCACGGCGAGCGATAGCGTGTTATTGCACACGACACGAGTGGTCGTGAACTGGGCGGTGTTCGACATTGAGCCGTCGCAAGACGTCGCGAGCAGTAGGTAAGGCAGGACCACGTCACCGCCGCCCACGTCGAACGAATCCTCGGCCTTGGCCAACGCCCAGTAGGTGGAGCCGTTGCGCAAGACACCAGCGGTCTCCATCTTGAAGTCGCCGCCTTCGGTCAGGTCGCGGAAGAACTCCATCACGGCGCGCCT